ACATATTTTCTTTAAGTTAAAAATAATATATATTAATTTCTGATTCTAGTGGATTTTTTTACCCAAATTGGAAAAAGGTTTTTCGATTTTGGACATTTTTTTTGTCCATTTTGCAAAACTATAAAGTAGATTCTGGAAAAGGGGTATGAAAACAACTTCCTTATCATAATGCTCTAAAAATATTTTTTGATGTTGAAAAAAACCTTACGATATTTTTTATGTATTTAAAGTGTAAAGTATTTCGGCATTTTTTCTGTTCTAATATTATAGAACATTTAGAATGGAAAAAAATGCCGAAAATGCCGAATTATATAACTGTGAATTATGTGACTTTAAATGCTATAAAAGATCTAATTGGAAAACTCATATAATGACATCTAAACATAAAAATAGAACAAATTTGAACGTTTTCGTGCCAAAAAATGCCGAAAATAATTTTATATGTCAAACCTGTAGTAAAACTTATAAGGCAAGAAATAGTTTATGGTACCATAAACTAAAATGTGATTTTATAAAAAAAACTATACACAACGAATCTAACTCGGACACGACTACAGAGAGTTCTGATAAAAATTTGATCCTTACACTAATACAGCAAAATAATGAATTACAGAAACAAATGTTAGAAGTAATTAAAAATGGAACTAACAATACTACTCATACGAATTCTCATAACAAATCATTTAATTTACATTTCTTTTTAAACGAAGAATGTAAGGATGCTTTGAATATTGCTGAATTTGTTAGTTCCATAAAGGTTCAATTAGAAGATTTGGAAACAACTGGGAGACTGGGTTACGTAGAAGGTGTTTCCAGAATAATTAACAAGAATTTGAATGATTTAGATCAAACTAAGAGACCAATACATTGCAGTGATGTGAAACGAGAAGTTTTATACATAAAAAATGATGATCAATGGGTAAAAGAAAATGAAACTAACAAACCAATTTTAACAAAGGTAATTAAACAAATTGCATGCGAAAATATAAAACAGATAAGCGAATGGAGAAAAAAGTACCCGGATTGCACCGATTCCGATTCAAGAAAAAATGATTTGTATTTAAATATTGTAAGTAATGCGATGTCAGGATCCACTGCAGAAGAACAATCAAGTAATTATGATAAAATCATCTCAAGGGTTGCGAAAGAAGTGATAATCGAAAAATAAATATTCTCTTTAAGTTAAAAATAATATATATTAATTCCAAATTCTGCTTTTCTGCTTTTGTTGTTTTCAAATTGGAAAATATTTTTGAGAAATGGACAAAAATAAATGTCCAAAATGCAAAATCGAAAAGTAGATTCTGAAAAAGGGGGTCTGAAAACAGCTTCCTTATCATAATGCTCTAAAAATATTTTTTACAGTGAAAAAATTGTTACGATCTTTTTTTTATGTTTTGACACATAAAGTATTTAGGAGTTTTTTTTGTAGTATATATATACTACAAATGACTACATTTTTTACTCAAAAAAACTCAAAAAAATATGAATGTTTTTTTTGTGACTTTAAATGCTCTAATAAAAATGATTACAGCAGACACATTTTAACGCGTAAGCACAAAATACTATCTTCTACTACAGGAAAAAACTCAGAAAACTCAGAACCCCCGGAAGGTTTCATATGCAATTGCGGTAAGGAATATAAACATCATTCAAGTTTATGGAATCATAAAAAAAAATGTAATTTTATAAAAGAAACTATAAATGAAGCTAATACAGATGCAAATAAAGATGGAAATAAAGAAGTAGATATATTTGATAAAAATTTGATCCTTACACTGATACAGCAAAATAATGAACTACAAAAACAAATGTTAGAAGTAATTAAAAATGGAACAAATAATACGACTCATACGAATTCTCATAACAAATCATTTAATTTACAGTTCTTTTTAAACGAAGAATGTAAGGATGCTTTGAATATTGCCGAATTTGTTAGTTCTATAAAAGTCCAATTAGAAGATTTGGAAACAACTGGGAGATTAGGTTACGTAGAAGGGGTTTCCAGAATAATTAACAAAAACTTAAATGAATTAGATCAAACTAAGAGACCAATACATTGTAGTGATGTGAAACGAGAGATATTATACATAAAAAATGATGACCAATGGATAAAAGAGAATGAAACTAACAAACCGATTTTAACAAAAGCAATTAAACAAATTGCATGCGAAAATATAAAACAGATAAGCGAATGGAGAAAGAAGTATCCTGACTGCACTGACTCAGACTCAAGAAAGAATGATCTGTATCTAAATATTGTTAGTAATGCGATGTCAGGATCCACAGCAGAAGAACAATCAAGTAATTATGATAAAATCATCACAAGGGTTGCGAAAGAAGTGATAATCGAAAAATAATATATTCTCTTTAAGTTAAAAATAATACATATTAATTCAGCTTCTTTAGGAACCGACTGTGAGTTAAAATTAAGAAAAAATAAGATCAAATATTTACATAGTTATGGATGATTTTAATGTTAGTTCGTTGCATGAATCAAAAAACGAATGGGGGGCACGTTTGTTGACAATAATGACGCCATTAATAATAGAGGGATTTAAATCAATATTTGATGAGTCAATAAAATTATGTAGGGAAAACGATGAAATGGACAAGTATTTAATGACCTTTCAGAATTTGATTACACGCATCCCAAAATGGAATCAAAATATTGTTGAACAGGAGAGAAAACGAATTATTGAGAGAAGCTGTTGTGGATATTTAGAAGAATTAGTAACTTGTGTTCATATTATTCAATTAAAAATTCTTACAGCAATGCGAGTTGGTCAAAAACAGAAAAAAATCGATATAAATATCCCGAAATTGGATGATTTTATTCACAAGGCATACATCAACGTAGCCAGAAAGGTATATAAAAATGTGTATTTATTTGAGATACATTCATCACCATTACAGATCCAAAGACACAACCGAGAATTAGAAATAATTGTCCAAGAATGTATTTTGAATGCGGTTAGAGAAAGCATACCAATAGAACATATTTTGAAGGCATATATGGATGAAACAGTGGAAGACGATGTGATTGAAGAAATAAGGGAACAAGTTGTAGAAAAAAGTGAAGCAATTAACGCAAGAGGAGAGACGACATTTATTTCCGAAGAAAATAAAGAAGGAGGTTCGGGATCAGAGAAACAATCCTTGTCATTCAATGATGTAGATAAGGCAGTTGATAAATCAGGAAAAGAAGAGTTAATAACAGCCCCAAAAACAATTGAACGTTTGGAAGAAATTAGTAATTTAAGAAATATTCAAAGAAAAATGGAAGAGGAAGATGATAACGATAAGTTAAATATTTCAGATGAAAATATTGATCTGGATCATTTAGATATTCATGTTATTGGAGAGAAAAGTATAAATTTGGAACCGAATATTTTGTTAGATGATGTAGAAGTTTTAGCATAAATATAAATATGCGTTAAATAGGAAAATGAATTGTAAAAATATATTGTAAAATGGATAATATATTTTTAGTAGCAGGGGTAATATCTGTAATATTTTTTGTAGCTAAATTTTTAGAAATGCGATACATTGAAAAAGATAGCAAACCTTTAAAAATTTTGATAAGAGATTCATTGGTAGTATATGTGAGTGTTGTTTTGGGTAATTTTATTATAGAACAGCTCGATCCGGTTATAAAAGACAATATAATTCCCGAAAGCCCAATTGCTTTTACAGATAACCCCCCATTTTAACGGCCTGTCCAAACTTTAACAAATTTTTCAGTAACAATTTTATTGTCACAGTCATTCATGTATTCATCGTAATCATATATAAATGATTTATGATGGTTTAAAATATTACCAAAAATAGATTTCAGTTTTTTAACAGCAGGGTCTTCTATACTAAAAAGAAGACCAAGGATTCTCTCTAAAGCACACCGATCGCTTCTACAATTAACAACAGGTATCAAATTAGAAATTCTATATTTTGTTTCGATATGATCCAAAAATTTTAAATTAATATATGATTGCCCACCAAAGCACAAATTAAATTTGTAAGAATTGTTTAATCCAAGCACACTAACTTCAGGTCCTTTTAATATTGATTTGACTTCTGAATTGTTTCTTAATTTGTTACTGATTCTTATTAAATTGTTTATATTTTCTTTATCGTATGGATGATGCCATAATGGTAATACATTACATTTTAGCAATTCAAATGATATACGTTTATGTATAAAAACACTATCATGTAATATTACTGCGTTATCAAACCATCTGTATTTCAAAAAATAAATATAGGGTAACAATTCTCCTCTTTTAGGATATTCTGATTGTATAATTTCAACATTATTACATCCGTGTGTAGCATTGACAAACTCATAATTACTGTTGTCGTCGATGATTACAATTTTTTTTAAAGGATAAAAAGTTTTAATCAGTTGAATAGATCTATTCCAATACTTATTTGTTTTTGTAGAATTAACATGTCTTGTTATAATAAAACCGTAACTCATTATATTTATATATTAATATATAAATATATAAAAAATGAACTAAATATAGCAAGGTAACTCATCAATATTCATAATATTTTCTACCTTTGGAACATTATTTTTAGAAACTACGAATTTACTAAATTCAGGTCTTTCTAATTGTGCGTTCGGTGTATGATTATGAACACAGCGCGCGATCATCTTATATAATTTAAAGTCTGGATATCGTTCGGCTCCATTATTTTTGTATAATACATTGATACCATTGTCATCAATACACCATTCTACAATTAATTTCACTATTGGAGAGCATTCGTTAATATTTTTGATGCTATCCATATCATCAATTATATAATCAAATATAGAGCAGGCTAAACGACATAAATCGAAACTAAAATTAGGCTCTAATCGTAATTTTTTATCGTTAAAATAAGGTTCAGTATTATATTGTGTTGCTGCATCTCCACCAATTTGAAAACTGTCGCTACAAAATAGTTTGTTATCGAATTTATAAATAGCACGTCCAAAATCAATAATTTTAAATATTTTCCCAAATGTGGGAACCTTATATATTTTTTTTTTGTATTGATAATAAATGAATTTTTTGTTAGTTGGTATATACATAATATTGTTGGTATGTAGGTCATTATGAGTAAATGAAAATAATTTTTGATATGTTATCAGTGTCATTATGATTTGCATAAGAGCCGACATCCATTCATCAGTTGAGAGATCATTATTTATTATTAAATCGTCAAATGTGTTTTCACAGCATTCCATACAAATAACCTGAACAGGAAATTTTTGAATAGTTAGAAATAATTTTTCTTCTTCTATATCTGAATCGTCATCGTCATCTTCATTGTCTCCATTATCGTCTGAATGATTTTTTAATTGCTCAAGTCCCTCAATATCATCAATATCATCAATATCATCAATATCATCAATATCATCAATATCATCAATATCGTTCAACGTTTCTATTCCATCTAAAAATTCAATATCACAAGAATTATCTCCAGAACCAGTTGTAGATTTGGAACAATCTTGATCTTCAAGTAAATCGTCGTCATTAGTATGAGAAGTTCTCGATGAACAAGAGGAACCAGATTTCAGACTTGCCGATTTTTTCTGATCAGTCACATGAATAGAATTAGTGATATCTACTAATTCCATATTTAGATTTTTAACATCTTCAAGCGATACTTGATTATTATCAGAAAAAATATTTTCATAAATATTTTCATCAATAGATTTTAAAGATAAATTGGATTTTTGTGAAATATTCATAATGTTCAATGGCTTCAATGGAGCTTCTTGAGAATCAGGAATGAGATGTGAATAATCCTCAATCGTGAATAATACATTTTTTTGTTTATTAAAGAAATCGCATTGAATCAGGTAATCAATATCATCAATTACATTAATTTTAAAATTATTTTTAATCGCAAGAAAAGATCCATAATAATCTAAACCATGAACAAAATGATGTGTGTTAAGTAGCTGACTTGTTAAAAATGAAAAGAAGCCATCAATATAGGATGAATTATTTGGATCTGCAATTTTTGGATGTACTTTTCTGCTGTTATCGAATGCAGGTAAATTAAATAATTGTGTGTCATTATGATTATATTTTCCAACAAGGTATTTAAATGGATCTAACAGAGGGGCCATTTTAATAAATACCTTTTGAGTAATCGTGAATTCTTCATCGGTAATATTTTTAAGTTTACAGTTATAAATATGTTGATGTTCGTATATGATATCTTTATCCCTATTTTTGTCTTTTATTTCCTTAATGTCAAATATAGACCAGACGTGATTCAAATTAATAGAACTATAATTCGTATTGTTTAATGAAAAAAAACGATCATATATAGGTATATAGTTCTGTGTGTTTGATAGAGAAATGTTCGATGTGGATTGAAATTTATTGAAAAGATTCACATTCTTTCTTTTTTGATAATTCACGGTAATTGTCATTAGCTAATAAAAATAAAAATATAAGTTATATTTAACTTATTATTTAACTAAAGTAATTAACTAAAGTAATATTCCTAAACAAATACGAAATAAAAATTGTGTTGTGCGTATAACAATATTTTTTTTTAAATGTAATAATATAAGTACAATGAATTTAGAGTTAAAACGTTTCGATATGAAATCAATCAGTTTTAAGCCGAATGAATCGAAGGGGCCTGTTGTGGTTTTAATTGGTCGTCGTGACACTGGTAAATCTTTTTTGGTAAGAGACTTATTATATTATCATCAGGATATTCCAATTGGAACTGTTATTTCCGGTACAGAAGAAGGAAACGGATTTTATGGAAAATTGGTTCCCAAATTATTTATACACAATGAATACAACACAGCCATTATCGAAAACATTTTAAAACGTCAGCGACAGGTATTGAAGCAAATTAAGAAGGAAATGGAACAGTTTAAACGTTCAACGATCGACCCTCGAACCTTTGTTATTCTGGATGATTGTCTATATGACAACACGTGGGCACGCGATAAAATGATGAGACTTCTTTTCATGAACGGGAGACATTGGAAGGTAATGCTTATCATTACGATGCAGTATCCTCTTGGAATCCCCCCTACACTGAGAACCAATATTGATTACGTATTTATTTTAAGAGAACCGTATATTGCGAATAGAAAGAGGATATATGAAAACTATGCGGGTATGTTTCCTACATTGGAGTCATTTTGTCAGGTTATGGATCAATGTACAGAAAATTACGAGTGTCTTGTGATTAATAACAATGCCAAGTCAAATAAGCTACAAGACCAAGTGTTCTGGTATAAGGCAGATGCTCATAATGACTTCCGATTAGGATCAAAAGAGTTCTGGGAGCTTTCCAAACAGATAAATGATGAAGACGAAGAGGAACAATATGATCCCAATAATGTGAAGAAGCGTGGTGCGGGGCCAAAAATCGCCGTGAAAAAGAGCAAATGGTAAATCGCTTTTAAATAAGATTAGCATTTTTTATTATTTATTAAATAATACAGCGTTAATTTCTCTTAATACATTTGATAAATCAAACCCTTTTTCATTAGGATTATATCTTATTATTTTATTACCTAATGATGTCATATAAAGGTCTCTTATTTTTTCATTTTCTTGGTCACGATCAGCGTGATTATTTTCATCACATTCTATAACTAATTTATAGTCGATAAAATATAAATCTGCTCTATATTTACCTATAGTAAATTGGCGTTTGACATTTAACATATTGCTATATGCGTTTGAAATAAACCCAATTGTTTGATTTTCAATACACATACCGATATTTATTTGTTTTATGTTTTTACTTAAATCAACAATATATTTATTTCTTAAATTATAAGAATTTTTCAACAATTCAAACGCATCTTCTGTAAGAAGATAAGTTATTTTATTTTGGCCACCATGTTTTTTAATTTGTTTAAATTTATTTCGTTCAATAATATAATGAATATTTTCTTTATAATTTTTAGTTAAATGTCTAACTAATTCAACTTTTTGACTTGTTAAATATAATAATTCTTCTAAATTTCTACAAATTCGCACATTCTTTGATAATACATTATGTAATATCATAATTAAATTCAATTTTTAAATATGATATTTAAATAAAAAAGATATCAAACTATATTAATTATAAGGGAATATTCACAGCAAATTTTATTTAGAGTATTTGTATTACAACACATATGTATTTATATAACTATATAAATACATAACTATATAAATACATAACTATATAAATACATAACTATATAAATACATAACTACATAACTATATAACTATATAATTTAAACACATTCAAACATACAAATGCTTAGCCGAAATGAAAATTATTTATTAGAAATATTTGATGATATTGAAGAATTGGAAGATATGGATGTACAAAATGAAAATATACGGGGATTATCCCATTTATTAGAATTTAAAAGTTTATTACGACTATATTGTAATAATAATTTGTTAACAAGTCTCCCTATATTACCGAAGACACTGATCATTTTAGAATGTCATAATAATTTAATAACCCATTTGCCTCCATTACCGCCAAACTTAGAAGTTCTCTCGTGTTTTAAAAATAAAATCAAGTGGTTGCCACCATTGCCACCATTTTTACGAGTGCTTACGTGTGGAGAAAATAAAATAAAACTCATTCCTCCATTACCCAAAACATTGGTGGAATTATATTGTAGTTTTAATGAAATCGTTAAACTTCCGCCATTGCCACCATTATTAAATGTGTTATTATGTGTAAATAATAAAATAGAAAATTTACCAAGATTACCGAATTCAATTGAGACACTTCATTGTGAACATAATGAACTAACAAGTCTTCCTGAACTACCAGAAAATTTATATTCATTATGTTGTAATTTTAATCATATAGAAGTTCTTCCTAAATTACCAAATAAATTAGAATTATTTTCTTGTGCAGGTAATAATATATCTTTTCTACCAAGTTTGCCCGAAAAAATAATTTCGTTATGTTGTCAACATAATGAGCTAACGAGTATCCCATTATTACCTGAAACCTTACAATCGTTAGATTGCAGTAATAATAGGGTGACTACTTTACATTCTTTGCCCAAGAACTTATTATTCTTAAATTGCTTTAGCAATAGGCTGACAAGATTGCCAACGATATTACCAGATAGTTTAGAATGTCTTTATTGTGAAAACAATAATTTAAAAATGCTTCCATTATTTTCTGATAATTTATCACAATTGTGTTGTTATAGTAATAATTTATTTTACACCCCTTTTTTACCTCATAATCAAGACAAAATGTTGATTTATAAAAACAAAAATTTAAAATGTATTCAAAATATAATTGAAAGAATACATAAATTTAGATTTCAATATTATTGTCTAAAATATAAAGATCGATTTCGAAAATGGTTATGGATAAATATAAGGGAAAAAAGGGCAAAGCAAAAATACGCCCCCGAAAATTTATTAAAGTTATTGAATAATTTGAATAATGAAAAAGATATAGAGATTGTTATAAACGATTGGTCATATTCATAATCATATATTATAGGATTAATTTTAATTTTAATAATAAATAATAAAAATAATATTATTTATCATTGTTTCCATATTTATTTAAATACTTTAAAATTTGGTTATTCATTTTTTTCCTTTGTCGCAAAGGGTCCGCTAACAAGTTCAGATTGTCCATAATCAGTCTTTCCTACAACCACATTGTCTCCATCAAATAATTCACTGCGAATATCAGCAACAGAGATAGTTTCTGATGATGTCAATGCTTTCTCTTGAGTACTAACACCTACAAGGTTTCCCTCTTGATCAATATCCTGAGTAAGAACATTACCATATCGTTCCGCATTCTTCTTGTTATCATCAATTGCCTTCTGCTTAGTTTCCTTAACACGTGCTTCAAACGCATTCTTTGCGGCGCTTTCGTTCTTGTGCTTTTCTTGGGCAAGTTGATTTAGCTCTTCTTCCATATACTCAACACGTCCAGTTTTGTATGCTTCTGGATCCCATGGAAGCCAAGTACCGACAGGACCAACAAACACATCAAAATTAGGATCGGTTTCTCTTAATAAACGCGCACGTAACTCAGCCTCTTCTTGAGACGCAAAATGACCTCTTGACTTGAACCCACGAACTGATGTTTGGAAATTATGTTTGATATTAAATTTCTTTTCAAGTTCGTCTTCTTCTTTATCGATGAAAGTCTTATAATCATCCTCAATAGAAGATGCAATAATGTTATCACGCTCTTCCTTGACAAAACTTTCATAATCCTTCATAACATCTTCAAAAGATAACTTATATTTGTAAGAAACAAAGTTAATAAATTGATGAAATTTTTCCATTGACTTGGAAAATTCCCATCTCTTTAGGAATTCTTCAAAAAAAAACATTTCTTTTTGTTTAAGGATTTTTTCAGGAGTAATAAAAGAGAAGCAACCGAATGTTTGGCCTGCGATTGGTTTATCCACATCAAGCAAATCAACGTATTTAGGATTAGGGGAACCATCCTTGGTCTGTTTTCTTTCAAAAGCCATTTTCTTTGCGGCGTTGTATTTTGATTTTCCACTCATTGTATATTATTTATTTAGTTCGTTTTAAGTTTTAATTTATTAAATTATTATTTTTTTCTTTTTATTTTATATAGAATGTTTAACGTTGCTGAATTGATTAAGCGAGTGATCAAATACATGATTGAAGGATTGATGGTGGCAATTGCAGCTTTTGCTATTCCTAAGAGATCTTTGAATTTAGAAGAAATTGCGTTGTTGGCCTTAACCGCTGCCGCTACTTTTGCCATTTTGGACACATACATTCCAAGCATGGGTGTCAGTGCTCGTCAAGGAACTGGCATAGGTATTGGGCTCAACCTTTCTGGGTTTCCTATGTAAGACCATAATATGGTGTAATCCTTTTAAATATATTTAATATAATATTTTAAAAAAATTAAATATTATATAATTAATTATAACTTAGAATTATTCAATAATATTTATAATAATGCGATATAC